GAACGACTCGCCAGGCGTCATCTCGGCGAACGGATACAGCGCCGGCCGGCCGCGGCGCGACTCGGGAACAGGGATGTGTTTTTCAATTTTGAACATGGGTTTCCTCGTATCTGGCCGCTTCTGAGCACTGCCGGCTTTATGGGTTAAGATGCCTTTTTGGCATTCACTTACACTGCTGCTTTGGCATTTCTGCAACGACAATCACTTTCTGAAACTTTCTTCAGCCGTATCGGAGAAGCGAATCTATTACGGTACGCCATGCCGTAATAGTATCGCAACTAAGCCAAAAATGCACGGCATTTGTCAGTCCAGACCCCCGAATTTAGGGCGTTTCACGTCAGATCGGGCGCCGAATGAGCGTTCGTTCGCGAGGTCTGCAAATCGTGTTTGTTCGCCGATAAATGCGAGTCCGACGACGCCCGTTTCACCCTGGCGCTGCTTCGTGCAGATCACCTCGCAAACGCCCTTGTCCATCGAATCCGGGTTGTATACCTCGTCGCGATAGAGGAACAGGATCGTGTCGGCGTCGGCTTCGATGTCGCCTGAGTCTTTCAGGTCGGACGACAGCGGGCGCTTGTTCGGGCGTTCCTCGCACTTTCTCGATAGTTGGGAGAGTAGGACGATCGGAATGTCCAGTTCCTTCGCCAAGTTCTTCAGCCCCTTCGTGAGCGCACCGATCTGCAAGTCGCGCCGTTCCTCGTCGCCAGTTGCCATCAGCCCGAGGTAGTCAACGACGAGCATCGACAGCCCATGCTTGCGCTTGATCGCGCGCGCCTTGTTGCGCACTTCGAGCAGCGTCAGGTTCGGCTGGTCGTCCAGATACAGGTGCAGCTCGTTGATCCGCTGGCCGGCGTGCGTGACGCGCTGCCATTGTTCGTTGTCGAGCTTCGCCGGGTCGCGCAGTTGTCCCATCGGGATACCGCCCATCGCCGACACTAAACGCTGCTGGAGTTGGACGTTCTTCATTTCCATCGACAGGAACAGGACCGGCGCCGACTGTGCGACGTTGGCGGAGATCGTCAGGGAGAACGCCGTCTTACCCATCGACGGGCGCGCCGCGACGATCACCAGGTCGCCACCATAGAAGCCACCGCCAAGCTTGCGGTCGAGATCCGTCAGGCCGGTAGGGACCGGCTTGATCTTGCCGTCGATCTGGTGCTCAAGGTAGTTCAGGTATTCCTGCAGCGAGTCCGACGCGCGAACCGGCTCCGACTTGACGATCGCCTCGCCGAGCTTCTCGAGCTTCGACGATGCGCGGTCGATCAGCACGGCTGCGCTGTCGGGCGTCGTGCCGACCGAATCTTGGATCTCATGCGACAGGGCCAGCAGGCCGCGCTTCTGCGCCCGGTCGCGCACGATCTCCGCATAGCGCGCGACGTTTGCCGAGCTCGGCGTGTTCTGCGCCAGGTCGTTCAGATACGCGAGCCCGCCAACATCTGCCGCCCGGCCCTTGGCTTGCAGACGCTCGAAAACGGTCATCACGTCGGCGCCGACGCTGCTGGAGATCAGCGCGACGACTTCGAGGAAGATCGCCCGATGATCGCCGCGAAAGAAGTGCTCCGCGCGCAGGTCGCCGATACGGTCGATTGCGTCGTTGTCGATCAGCAGGGCGCCAATGACGGCCTGCTCGGATTCGACGGACGCGGGCACGGCCCGCTGAAGGTCATTCGCGCTCATGCTTGCTCCTTGTGTTCTTTTTGAACCTGCTTGCCGCGCGTCGTCAGGCCGCAGCTACCGTCATCGGCGATAAACCACAACTTGAACCAGTTCTCGCGCACGGCATTGCGGAACGTGGCGCGCCAGTCCTTGTACTTCTTGGAATCGTCTTCAGCGTAACGGCGTTTGAATTCCAGCCATGCGTACAGAATGAAGTCGTGGTTCATCTGGAGCTTGTCTGCATAGGCGAAGATTGAATCGTCTTCAGGGATGGCTTTCTCGCCGCTCGTCTTGCATGCTTCCAGCCAGGAAGCCAGGGGGAGGGAGGCGCGCGCAGCGCGACTGCGCGAAGCGCTTTTCTGTGTAGTCTCTGTTGTAGTCTCTGTTCTATACAGAAGAAGGTTGGACTTTGCCGCCTTGGATGATTGCAATTTGCCATCATCGGAAGATTGCAATTTGCCACCTTCGACGGCTGCAAGAACGTCGTAGTCGATGCGGTAGTACATCGTCTTGTCGAAGGCATTTTCAGCCAGGCATTCGCCGATCAGCAGCCCGCTTTTCTTCAGGGATGCCAGAGTGCGTCGCACCGTGTCTGGTGACCAGAACGGGAACTGTTTCTGCCACGTGGCGACGGTGTTGTAGACCCATTTCTGACCGTTCACGATCTTGCCGGCGCCTTCCATGCCGTGCCAGTAGTGGATTTGCTGGAGCACGATGGCTTCATTCAAGCCTATGGCAACCGCCAGCTTCGGTAATACCTGTAACGGGTATTCGTTTATCAACAGCTTGCTCATTACTTTCCTCGAATGGTGCGCTTGAGCGACTGGCAGAGCAGGTGAACCTGCATCTGCTTCGCTTGCTTGGTCTTTAACTGGCCGATGTTCTTCGCCATCGCTATCTGGCGAGCTGCTGTGGCGCGCCGGTTATCGTTCATGGTCCCTCCGCAAGAGAAACGATGCCGTAATAGTACGCGATGCTTTTATAGATGTCCACGCAAACGCGTTGCGGCACGCCCTAAGTACGTGAAAACACTAGAAATAGGCTCCTATTGCGGTTGCTTTTTAATTTAAAACACAGGAACATACTGGAAACGATGCCGCGGGCTACGGCGCACTCAACCGAGGGACAGAAAGTGACAATCGAAACAGTGGATCAGGTTCGTCTGCGGAACCTGAAGTTCTTGTTGGAGCAGTTCAAGGACGAGATACGGGCGCAGTATCCAGAGCACCCCGAGCGGGGCATGCTCAAGCTGTTCGCTGAGAGGGTGGGGATCAGCGTTATCAACTTCCGCCAGATCATGAGCGGCCACAAGCTGGCCGGCCCGAACATTCGGGACCGCATAGAGGACGCGCTGAACCTTCCGCGCGGCTGGCTCGACTCTGACCACTCGCAGGACCAGCTCGCCGCGGATGACGATGCTAAGGCCTTCTCTGACTCCGTGATGGCGCTCTACAACCAGGCGCCCGAGGCAACCCGCAGCGCCATGCTAAAAGTCATGAGCGCGCTGGTGACGAACAAGCCACTGGAAGCGCTCGTTGGCGAGCAAGGGAAACGAAGGAAATGAAAGATTCCCCTAAGAAACCGTTGAATCTATTACGCATTTAGCTTTCGGTTGACAGAATAATTACAACGATCGGGAATTATTTCGCCAACGTTTGCGCCGCGTAATATTTCCTTACCGAGCCGACAAAAATGCAACATTTCGCAACGGAAAACGCTTGCTTCAGCATATGATAGGGACTATTGTTATGCCATCGTTTCAGAGGAAACGATCCCCTAACAGATCTGTGAAGGCAACAATAAATGACCGGTGCTCAAACTTCGTCGGCGTCGTCCAATCCCATCGCGGCCCTCGTAGAGCTGCCGTCCGAGTTACCGGATACGTGGACGGACATGGAAGTCATTCGCGCCTTCTGTAGCGCTATTCCGGCCCATAAGCGTCAGGAAGCACTCGCCGCGCTTCTCGCGCTGGCTTGCTGCCAGCAAAACGATGCCAAAAAAGTTTCATAAGTCGCTTGACGCATCTGCATAAGATTCGTAGAATATCTTCACCATGTCCTCATTGCGTCATACGCAATTGAATCTGGTTCCTTCCGCTGTCGCTTAGACAGCTTTGCTGCTCGCCTCCGGGCTTGAGCAGCGCTTTTATTCCGAAGCCGTCGCCTGAGAGATCAAGCGGCGGCTTTGTGCTTTATGCCACCGGAGCTCCCCACTCCTGACTGCTGGAAAGACAGCCCAAACAAAAAGGCCGCTCGCGGCGGCCTGTGTCTCAGTGGCAAGGATGATTGGGGCTCTCTAGTCGCTCCATCCATTTAACGGCTTCCTCCTGGCTGTCGCTGCGGATCCAGATCTCGACGAGATTCGACAGGATCGCGTATGAGCGCATAGTGTTCCGCTCCTTGAGCGCTTCACGGATCTGCGTCAGGAAATACTTTGCGATGTTGCTCTGAAGCGCACAGATGATGTCGTCGTCGGACATGGCTTCGATGCGCTGCTCGATCAGCTCGTCGCGCTTCTGTGCGATCAGGTCGTCGCGCTGCTCGGCCGCGTCAATGGCGGCTTCGATCTTGGCGTCGGGCGCTTCGTGTAACCAGTAGTGGATGTCGGCTTGGTTCATGGTTTTCTCCGTAGGTGATAGTGCATGGAGAAACGATACTAATAAAGCGATGTTTTAGCAAGCACTTTGCGCAAGTACGCGAGAACGCGGATACAAAGCGTGAAGCGTGCCCCATAAGCGAATCGGAAAAAGATACTTTGGAGGGTCAGATGATCGTGAGCATTCTGTTCGTCGTGCTGTTCGCATGCGTGGTGCTGGCGATTGTCATGTGCGCCGCCGAATACGACCGCGGGCTTGAAAGCAAGCGCGATCCGCACGCCGATCTGGCTGACGACATGCACCTTGCCAAAGTGGCGAGGATCGCTGACGCAATGATCGCTGATCGAGAGAAGGCATTCGCCGACTACCTGCAAACGCCGGGTAACGCCGTGCCGGTAATCCGGAAACAGACAGGGGATAGCGCTTGATCGACTTAAAACTTGGCGATTGCCTGGAAGTAATGCAGACGATCGCTGATAAGTCCGTCGATTTGATCCTGTGCGATTTGCCCTACGGCACGACGGATTGCAAATGGGATAGCGTGATTCCGTTCGATCTTTTGTGGGCGCAATACCGGCGCATAGCGAAGCCGAATGCGGCGATTGTGCTTACTGCCGCGCAGCCATTTACCAGTGCGCTCGTCATGAGTAACGCGAAAGAATTCAAGACGGCGTGGGTGTGGAACAAAAAGCAATCTGGTGGGTTCGCAACCGCTAAATACCACCCGTTGAAAATCACTGAGGACGTTCTAGTTTTCGGCCAATCGACGGTTAGGTATTTCCCGCAAATGCGGTCTGGCAAGCTGCGTGTCAAGGGCGGATCGAAAAAGCAAAACGAGATTCAATCCGGGTTGAAAGCGAATCACACTACGTTCAACGATCAATATTACCCGGTCAACATCATCGAAGAAGTAAACCCTCGCGTCGGGAAATTGCACCCCACGCAAAAGCCCGTCGCGCTGATGGAATACCTCATTCGCACGTACACGAACGAAGGCGAGACCGTCCTAGATAACTGCATGGGTTCCGGCACAACCGGCGTCGCGTGCGCCAACACCGGCCGCAAGTTCATCGGCATAGAGCGCGATCCCAGCTACTTCGCTATTGCGACGAACCGCATTGCGGGCGCTCAGTCATTGGAGGCTGCTTGATCGACTTTCAGAAGGCCGTCGACACACACGGCAGCATTCGCGCAGCAGCTCGGGCGCACGGCATCGCAGAAAGCACGTTCCGCGACCGCCTGAAGGCAAAGCGCGACGTCGTTCTGACGCTCGCTGAGAACAAGGTCATCAACACGCTGTCGATCCGCAATGGGTCGATCGTCATCGGATCGGACGCTCATTACTCGCCGAAGGTCATCACGACCGCGCACAAAGCGTTCTGCAACGTGATCGCGGAACATGCCGGCGACGTCAAGGCCGTCATTCTGAACGGCGATCTGCTCGACGGCGCACGGATCAGCAAACACGCGCGCATCGGCTGGCAGAAGACGTACAGCGTCAAGGACGAGCTTGAAGCCGTCCGTGAGCGCTTAAGCGACATCGAGGGCGCCGCGCGAGGCATGAAGCTGCTTCGCACGATCGGCAACCACGACATCCGGTTCGACAGCCGCCTGGCGCACGCCGCGCCGGAATACGAGGGCATCGCAGGCTTTGCGCTGGCCGATCACCTGCCGGCATGGAAGGACAGCTATCGCATCGACGTGAACGCCGACACTGTGATTATCCACAGCGTCGCCAACGGGATGCATGCCGCCTACAACAACGTGGTGAAGGGCGCCGGCTATCACATCATCACCGGCCACACGCACCGCCTGCAATGCGTCCAGTTCCGCGGGTTCGGGAAACTGCGCTACGGCATCGAGACAGGCATGCTGGCCGATCCCGAGCAAGACGAGTTCCACTATCTGACCGGGCGCAATGCGAACTGGCAGAGCGGCTTTGCCGTGCTGACGTGGCGCGATGGCGAATTGCTGATGCCTGAGTTCTGCTCGGTGCGGGATGACGGCAAGGCGTATTTCCGCGGACAGAGGATGGCATGAGCCGAATCGACCCTCACGCCGACATCGACACGCTCTGCGACGCGCTGGCGGTCGCCATGCATCACATGTACGTGACAGGCGCACTGGAAATGAACGAGGACGCTGTAGAGCTTCTCGTGCAGCGCGCGGCCTGTTACGAGGCTGACGACCTGATGGACCTATTCGAAGCTGCCGCGAAGATCATGGCGCGCAGCAGGGCAGTGCACTAGAACTCATCCCCAGGCGCAGGTGGGAAAACAGCGTCAGCTACGCGGCTCATGGAAGCGTGACGCTCCGCCCGGTACGCCGGGAACTCGACACGCGGCAGGCGTAGCAACCCCTCAACTATTGGAGAAGCCATTGAAAGCAATTGTCGCGATCCTGTCTATTTTCGTCACTACCCCCATTTGGTATTTCCTGCTCTACAAAATACTTCAGCTCGTCGGCGCGACGGATGTTATGTGGCTTCTGTACTGGGTATACCTGCCGGTCTGTGTGATGGTGCAAATCATCGCGAAGCTGGCCGACGTCGGTGAAGCCAAGAAGTAGCAACCCTCTTTCGCGCGCTCCGGTCAGGGCAGGAACCCGGAACACATACGGGCCGGAAGCGCGCACCTAACACACAGGATCACACATGGCGCAGGCTGAAAAGACCGCGCCGGATTGGGAGCGCATCGAAGCCGACTACCGGGCAGGCGTGCTGTCGGTCCGGGAAATAGCATCCGCGCATGGCGTGTCACACACCGCCATCAACAAGCGCTCGAGCAAAGACGGATGGGAGCGCGACCTATCCGCAAAGATCAAGGCGAAGGCCGACGCGCTGGTTTCCAAAGCGGAGGTTTCCAGCGAGGTTTCCAAAGCGAAGGCGGAAACCGACAAGGTGATCGTCGAGGCGAATGCAGAAGCAATCGCTCGAGTGCGACTGTCGCACCGGTCAGACATTTCCCGCTCGAGACGCCTGGCAATGGCGCTGCTCGAGGAATTGGAAGTGGCGACGGGCAGCATCGAACTGTTCCAAGAGCTCGGCGACTTCCTGCGCAGCGATGACGAGAAGGGCGCGGACAAGCGCAATGACGTATATCAGCGCGTGATCTCGAGCGTCGGCCGCATCGACAGCATGAAGAAGCTATCTGACACGCTCAAGACGCTTGTCGGGCTCGAGCGCGAGGCATACGGCATTGCGGCGGCCGGCGAGGACGATCCGAACAAGCCCGCGGCATATACAAAGGTGGAGCGCGTAATTGTCCGTCCTGCAAATACAAACGCCTGAAGTATTCGAGCCGTTGCTTCAGCCCGCACGCTACAAGGGAGCGCACGGCGGCCGCGGCTCGGGCAAGTCTCATTTCTTCGGCGAGCTGTGGCTCGAGGAGAGCATCAGCGAAAAGCTGGATTTCGTCTGTCTGCGCGAAACGCTGAAGTCGCTCGAGTTCTCTGTGAAGAAGTTGCTCGAGTCGAAGATCTCCGCATTCAATGCCGGCGATTACTTCAACGTGCAGGACCGACGCATTCTGTCGAAGGCCGGTGGCGTGACGATCTTTGAAGGCATGCAGAACCACACAGCCGAGTCGATCAAGTCGCTCGAGGGATTCGATCGCGCATGGTTCGAGGAAGCACAGAACGCCAGCGACAAGAGCCTGACGCTGCTGCGTCCGACGATCCGCAAGCCGGGTTCGCAACTGTGGTTTGGCTGGAACCCGAGCAAGGCGACTGATCCTGTCGACATACTGCTCCGCGGTGATGAACTGCCGCCAGGCGCCGTCGTCGTCGAAGCGAACTACATGAACAATCCGTGGCTCCCTGACGAGCTGCGCGAGGAAATGGAGTACGACAAGCGGCGCGACCCTGATAAATACGCGCACGTTTGGCTCGGTCACTACCAGCAGAACAGCGAAGCGCGCGTGTTCAAGAACTGGCGCATCGAGGAATTCGAACGGCCCGAAGGCACGATTCACCGGCTCGGCGCTGATTGGGGCTTCTCGGTCGACCCGTCCGTGCTGATCCGATGCGACATCCAGGGCAACAACCTATACGTCGATTACGAGGCGTATCAGGTCGGCTGCGAGATCGTGAACCTGCCGGAACTGTTCATGGGCGTGCCGGACGCTGAGAAGTGGCCGATTACGGCTGACTCCGCGCGACCCGAGACGATCAGCCACATGCAGAAGAACGGCTTCCCGAAGATCCGGCCGGCCATCAAGGGCGCGAAATCGCTTGAGGAAGGCGTCGAATTCCTGAAGTCGTTCGACATCATCGTGCATCCGCGGTGCAAGCATCTGATCGACGAACTGACGCTCTACAAGTACAAGGAAGACCCGCTGACGGGCGCCATCCTGCCGATTCTCGAAGACAAGGATAACCACGTCATCGACGCGCTGCGATACGCCTGCGAGGGCGCACGACGCGCCGGCAAGGCTCCGAAACCGCAACCGAAACCGACAGTCCGCCGCACCGTGATAGGTGGAGGCGCATGGATGGGTTAAATGAACAAGTATCTGCTGCGCAAAGTTGAGAACGGCTGGATCGTTTCGGAGCCAATGCAGTATTGCTCCGACGCGGTCGGGCGCGAATACGTTTTCGAGAACCTTAACCGCGTCGCTGAGTGGCTTTGCCAGCAGAACGGCGAAACGTTCACATCGGAATATTGACAATGGCGCGAAAGCCGAAAGAAAGTCCTAGCGCAAAGATTGTCGCTGAGGCAAAAGAGCGGTTCGCCCGCTGCGAGGAAGCCGAAAGCGACTTTCGCAAGAAGTTCGTCGAAGATTTGAAGTTCGCCAATGGCGACGCCGACAACGGCTGGCAATGGCCCGATGCGATCCGCAACACGCGCGAAGGCGATCAGCGGCCGTGCCTGACGATCAACAAGACGCGTCAGCACAACCTGCAGATTATCAACGATGCGAAGCAGAACAAGCCGTCGGTCAAAACACTCCCTGTCGACGGTGATGCGGATATTGAGATTGCGAAGATTCTCGATGGCATTGTTCGTCATATCGAGTACAACAGCCACGCTGAAATCGTCTACGACACGGCGACAGAGTTTGCGGTGCAGGCTGGCCTCGGCTATTGGCGCGTCGTCTGTGAATACGCTCACGACGGCTCGTTCGATCAGGAAATCTTCCTGCGCCGCGTCAAGAACC